TCTATAATCTAAAGCACCTTGGTGTTGAAAACCGTTGTTGTAAGACTCTAAAAGTATTTCACCAATGTCTTTGTTGTTATCTGTGTTAAATAATTTTCTTTTCTCTGCACTATTAGGAAACAAAGACATAACACTGTTAGCAATAGAATGTATACGCTTAAATGGTGACATACCTGAGTACACACCACGAACACTATTAGCATCAAACAATCCAGCAATCTCTCTGCCACCTTCGTATTGAGCGTATTGTGCTAAGTTATTATCTCTTGTTTGGCTAAACAAACCGCCATTAGTTAATAAGCTAGTGAAGTCTTGCCACAATGTATTAGGAGTAGTTCCGGGAGTAATTAAGTCTGCTAACGTGTTAACAGGTTTACCACCTGACTTACTATAATTTCTTAACTTGTTTGCAAGTTGAACATCATCAAGCTTTGTTCCATTACGAGCAATCTCTTCCTGCTCCATAGCAGTGTTGCTAGTTAAAGGTCTTGTCTCAATACCAGCCAACATATTAAGTTGCTGATTAAAGTTAGACCTATCCATCATTGCTCCGGGAGCACTGAATGTACCACCTAATATACCACCAACAATAGCTGCTTCTTTAGTACGCTTATATAACTCTGACCAATCAAAGTCTAATGTTGATGTACCTCTAATACCTGCATATTGAATTGATTCTTGAATTGCTTCTGTTAATGCTTCTTTACCTGCAGATTTATTTATTTGTAGCATCAAGTCTAACAAGTTTTGTTTACTAGCTAATTGATCTGCTGCAACAGTCCTTGCAATTAACGCATAATCTGTAGTAAGACTAATCATTTCTTTATGTAAAAGATTTGTTGCTTCAGGAACAGAAATACCTTTAGATGCCGCTATCTTGGAAGATACTTCAGCTAAACCTTTTTTAGTTAACAGATCTGAACCTTTAATAGCACCTTTAGCAAAACCAAAGCGATCAACAAGACCAACAGCACTACCAATAGCAGCCGCCATTTCAGGATTCTTTTCGTTATCAGGCATTTCACCATATACATCGGCAATACCCATAGCCATAGGAACAATAAATGCTCCTGCTGGACCTCCTGCTAAACCACCAGCAATAGATCCACCAATCATCACAGCCATTTGAGGTCCATACTGTAATACAGAAGTACCAAGGAACTTGAATACTTTACTAAAATCCTTTTCAACATCATCAAGAGAAGTAACAGTACCACCAGTAATATCTCTATCACCAGCAGAAATGTCTACCAGACGTCTAGCTCTCTTGTTATCAAACTCCCAATCTTTACCGTACTCCATTAATGGTTTAGACTTAACTAAGTCACCAGACCATTGTAAAAAGTTTGCAGCACTATCGTCAACAGCTATCCAACCTAAATCTAAAGCCCTACCAAACTCAGCCATAGTACCATAAGCACCTTTCTGTCGGAATCCTTCTAGGGAATCTACATACATGTTCTTAGGTATATTAAGGTTAGTTTGGTAACTTTGTTTAAGAGTATTTAATTGATTAATATATTGTTGTTTTTGTAATTCATTAATTTTAGGTGATTGTATTCTCTTTTCAAGATCTTTAATCATCTGCTCTTGTTGAGCTAAACCTTTATTGCTTGTAGCTTTAGTATAGTCCTGAAACTCTTCTACAGTATTAGCTTGTACTCTTGGTACCATAGTACCACTAGACAAAGTAGATTCAACTAACTCTCTTGCTTTTTGAACTGGAGTCTTTTGATCATGTTGAATCATAGCATCTTGAAAGATTTGAAATGAACGATCAATCATATCTTTGTCTGATGTATACTTTGTTGGTTGTACAATACGATTTCTTAACAGAAAGTTTTCTGCTGTTTCACCTTGTGGGTTAACTAGCTTAACTAAATCACGTTTATATTCGTCTTTACCAACAACAACTTCACGATTGAAGCCGTAGTCTTTTAACACTTGTTTAGTAGCAGCACTCTGGGCTAAACCCAAAGAAGATCCTACAGAGAATCCCCCTGTCTCAGTTATTTTGGGGACCTCTGCAGCATCAAAACCTACAATACGTTTTCCAAGACCAGTATCCGTATAGTATGTATCTGCATCATGTGGTGTCACAGAAACATTTTGTCCTTTCTCATTTGTAATAAGAAGTTTGTCATCTGGAATTTCAGATAATGGTCTTAGATCCATATTTATTCCTTTTTAGGTTTGTCAATAGCCATCTGATAATACACATAACCCCAATAAGGGTTTGGTGCTTCTTTAATTTTATTGAACATTGGGTTTTCTCTACCAACTTTTTCAGCTAGTTGAAGCTGAGATAGCTTATCTCCGGGAGCATTATAACCTTCTGAAGCTTTAGTAATAAAGGCATTTGAAGCAGATAAAATTTTCTTAGTATCCGCTTCTTTACCTAATTTCTTTTCATTAAATGATTTAACATCTTCAGTTAATTTACCAAGTTTACCCGGCTCAATCATCTTTTTAGTAGTAGTATCAATTATGATATCGTTATTAGTTAATGCTGTGCTATTAATAACAAGCATATCTAACATTTTGCCAACGTGAGGTTTACGTTCACCAGTCTTAGCTGAAATATCTAAAGCATGATTAATTTGTTCTGAAAACTGAGTATAATCATCAGGTAAACCTAATTTCTTTTGTTGATTCTGCCATGTTTTTAATTGCCCAATAGCATCTTGTTTAGACAAATCAAAATAAACACCTTTATTTTTCTTTTCATCTACACTAAACAAACGACTACTCAATAAGGTATCTTTAAATTGTCTTTCTTTAGCTGAAGGAATATCTTCAGTAGATGTTACTTCACGATAGCCTTTAGCAGGTACTCTGGAAATAACAGGCTTACCTTCTGGATTTCTACTAACTGCAATTAATGAATTAGGATCTTTAGGATCTCTATACATTTCTTGAGGAGTAGTATAGCCTTCTTGAATAAACGTTGCGGGTTTATCCGTTGGTTTTAATCCAGCTTGATATTGAGGTGTAGCAAACCTTTGGTAATCGTTTAAGACACCTTCAATATCAGAAAAATTACCAGCAAAATTTGCTCGAGAAAGTTGTCCAGCAACTTCAGGAGTTATTTGACCAGTCTCTACTGCACTTTTAATAAGACCATTGTACAATGATTGTTGTTCTTTACGGAAGTTATTTGCAGCAGTAGTTGCTTTGTTAATAGTATTTAAATCACGAGTTTGAGCTAATTGTTTATCTAATCGTGCATCATAAGCATCTAATTGTTTCTGTTGTTTAATTGCAGCTGCTTCTTCAGCTTGACGTCTATCAGCTGATTGAAGTGTATTTAATCCAGCAAACTTAAGTGACCCACCAACAGAACCGCCTGTAAGCATACCACCAGCGGCTAACAAACCAAATCGAACAAGCTCTTTATCACCAAACAAACCTTTAGGACCAAAGATACCTTCTAAAGCTTTAGCAAGGAATCCTTGTTTTTCTTCAGGTGTTCCCTGCATTTGTGTTACTCGTTTAACTTCTTCGCTAATTTTGTCAAGTTCTTTCTTTGATTCAACACCAAGCATATTAAACTTATCTTGACTTTGTTTCTGAAAGAAACCAGTACCTTCAACAGGAGGTATATCAAGTTGTTTTTCAGGTACAGCAACAGATTGTTGTGGTACTGCATCAGGAGCAACGTTAGTTTGAGTAGCCTGAGTAATAATAGGAGGATCAATTTGACCTCGACCAGCACCAGCACCAACACCAGCCTTTTTATTAAGGTAACCTTCAGCCCAGTTAATATAATCTTGATTAGTTTTAAATTTAGCAAACTGAGGATTAGCTTTTAATACTTCTTCAGAATTAGTTAATGATTCTTTAAAATTACCTTTTGGATTAGAAAGAATTTTAGAACCATCTGAAGATCCAAGACCCCACATAACATATCTACTAACGTTATCTACAGGAACTTTATTTTTAATAAGTACAGCTTCATTTTGTTTATTCAAATGATCAAAAGCAATCTTTTGAGTTTTCTCATCATAAAATTCTGGTGAACCAAATTTAATATTAGCTAGCTCAGGTACTTGATTACGAATACCAGTACCTTTTTTCTTAGGATCTCCCTCCCAAGTGCCTTCTGTAAATTGAACAAGACCACGAGCAGTTGACAAAGGGTTTTTAGCTTTGTCATAGCCACCTGATTCTGCATTAACAAACAAGTTATATGTGTCATAGTCATCAAGAGAACTTAATGGTTTTTGTACCGAAGTAATATTACCTCGTAATGGTTGATTTACATTTAAAGCACCGCCTACAGGATAACGAGCTAGTAATCTATCTGTTTCCTTGTTAGTACCTGTAATATCTACTTTTGGTGTAAGTTGTTTTACATTACTTTTGAAAGCATCCCATCCTGGGGTGTATGATTCTGTACTTGGTATTTCAACTCTAGTAACATCGTTGTCATATATACCTAAAGCACGACCTAAACGTGGAACACCAACAGCATTAGCTAAATAAGAAGTAGCGTCAGTTGCCGCTTTGATAGGCGCTGTTACTACTGGCGAAACTAATGCGGGTAACGCATAAGGGATGTTAGCCATTGAAGCAAGTAAACGCTTATCATTTTCAGTTTGATTTACAGGATCGTTTTCAATATTAGTATCACCATCATAATAACCTACAGCAGACTGTACTTGTTGAGGTACTACACCATAAGACCCATTAGCATAATTAGCTTGAGCAGATGAGCCACGGCTAAAGTCAGGTACACTCATTGTACCATGCATGAATGATGATCCGGGTTCGTCTGGATGACGATATGCTAATGAAGGTACACTACTAGTACCATCTGCATTATACATAGGGGCATCAGAGTTACGTACATCTACTGCACCGTCACGCATGTTAGCCTTACGACCCTCTTGCACCATACGTTTAATAGCTTTTTTATTCTTAGGATTCTGTGCAGCAGCTCTAGGAATAACAGCTTCTCCGGGAGTTAGCATAGCAGGAACTGTATCAGTACCTTGTGCTTGAAAGATAGGAGCTTGAGCAAGGCTACGTTGACCTTGTTTGAACATACCAGTACCAGCTAAAGGGTTTTGAGTTGGGATACCTAACTTTTGTTTGTTCATCCTAGCAGGAGGAATACCCATGTCTTTAAGTTTAACATTGTTAACTTGTTCTTTATGACCTAAACCTTGATTAGCTTTTGCAGCTGCTTCTTGAAGTTTAATCTCATGTAATTGTTGTTTACGCATCTCATCAAGTCCCATCTTAGAAGCTTCACGAACTTCTTTGTTTTGGAACTTGAGATATTCTCTCTGTTGCTTACCTGATAAAGGTGCCATAGTATTTCCTTAAAATATTCCTAGCTTTTTAGCTAACAATGCTCCACCAATGACCATACCTACGGGTCCCATAGCGGCTAATGCGGCTTCACCGCCTACACCTGCAAGAGCACCCATACCAGCAGTAGCTCCTGTAGCAGCGGCTCCACCAGTAGCTAATGCAGTACCTTCAGCGGCTGCAACTCCAGTGCTTAGCCCTGCTAATGAACTACCCAAAGGGGCGGCAACTTCACCTGCACCAACTACTGTTGGTAATATTGCTGAAGAAGCGGGTACACCATAACCTGCAGTTGTAACGGCAGGAGCTGACAAGGTAAGCATACTTCCACTAGCAGGTGCAACAGGAGCCAAAGCAACAGGAGCGCCACTAGCAGTAGTACCCATAGTACGAACAGCATTAGTAGTTAATGGCGCACCGTAAGCTTTATATGCAGTGTTAATACCATTAGTAGCGGCATCAATACCTTTGCTCATTGCTAAACCACCTAGTTGTTGTTCTGTTTTATCAGGTATACGAGCCATTGCTTGCTCATTAGAAGGTTTAATATTAACAGACAATGGTGCTACTTCTTGTTGGTTAGTCCAACTCCAAGGGTCATCATCAACATCCATTGTACCTCGTGCATAACCTGCAACTGAATCAGTACCATAAGCATAACCGGGAACAGACATAGCACCATCCGCAAAACCACCTCCACCACCACCTTCATAATTACCATATGATGTTTCTGCTACAGGTGCTGGAGTGTTGGCTACTGTTTGACTTTGTGGTAGATAAGTATTACCATAAATAATAGGTGTACCCATAGCAGTCTGTTGTGGTTTCATCATACCACCACCTTTACCACCTGCTTGCGGATTAAATGAAGCAAAAGAATTTAAACCACTAAGATCACCAAAACCACCTTGGCTTGGTGTTTGGTTAGTAGCTTGATTTAAATTAGCAACATTATTTGTTTGTGAATTATTACCACCAAGCAATGTACCCATCTGTTGATTTTGCATTTGTGTTGGTACACTAAATACATTAGATCCTGCATTACCTTGTGTAGGCGTTCCAGCTTCTCCAGCCATTATTTGCCTCCAGTCGCTTGTTGTCGTGCAGGATTACCATAAATAGTAGAAGCATAACGTTGAAGACCTTGCCAACCTGCGTCAAGACCTTGTTGATCAATACCACGTTGTTGATTACCAAGATTAGCAATACTTGATACACCTTGGTTAGCAATACCCGAAGCTGTTTGAGCACCTGATTGAATAGCTTGTTCAGCTGCAAGGCGGTTCTTAAACATTTGGGATTCATAGTCAGCATCTACTTTGGCAAGTTGACCTGTAGTCTCTGCATTTTGAGCGCCTTGCATAACAGCCTGTCGTGCAGAACCTAATGTTCCTGTTTGACCAAAACCAGTAGTAAGTCCAGCAACACGTTTCTGTGCATCCTGAACAATACCTGCTTTTTGTGCGGCTAATACTTCTGCAGAAGGCATTGTAGCTAAATTGCTTAGCCTCTGATTTTGTGATTGTAAAGAAGATAAAGTACCTGATGTAGTTCCACCTAATAAATCAGCACCTTGACCAAACGCTTGTTGTTGTAGTGTAGAAGCACCCGCTACTTTACCAAGATCACCTGAGGCATAACCTGTTTCAGCTGCTTTACCTACATTCTCCATGTATGGTTGCGCCCATGCAGGAATACTACTTACAGTACTACCACCTCCACCACCGTAGTTCTTCTTAATAGAACCATTAATTTTATATTTCATTCTAAATCCTTTCGCATTACTACGTAAGCTTCTTTAAATCCAGATACATACTTTGGTAGTACCTTTGCCCATCCTGGACGACCCCATTGTTCAATAGCTTTACAGCCAGAATCACGGGCAAATTGTTCCACTGTAGGGAACACCTTAGATTGTTCTTCAAAGTTGCTTCCAGAGAAAGCAATTATATGAAGTGTTTTATGTTGAGAGTATTGTAAGTATTGAGTTAAACCAGCACCAATGATATTTAGATCATCATCTACTACCGCCCAACACTGAACGTACTCATTGAGAATCTTCTTAAGATAGTCTGTTAATGTAGATTCTCCTTGTCCATGCTCAATTACTTTCTGTAATAATACAGAGAGTGTTGACCAGTGTTGTACTGTCTGGTCGGGTGATAGTAAAATAATTTTCATAATTAACCTGATATGTAAATACAAGCTACTGTTTTAATCTCTGTTGGAGAGTTAAACACAATAGGCTCACGAGCTTTAGCAATAGTTTTTCCTCTAATAATATCATCTGATTGAGCCATTGCAATTCCAGCTATACTAGAAGACACTAACAAGGTGTCAATAGCTATATTACCGTTTTCTCCGCATACTTGCATTTGACCTTCACCAAGTGAACTCATAGAGCCAATTAAATAATTGTCTTTAATTTCTTCGTATTGAGCAGTCATAACAGCTACTGAATTATTTTTTTGTTCTTCCCAATGATCAATAAACACAGTGGGTTGTACAGTAGATAACGGTCTCAATTCACCAATAAAAATACCTCTAACTCCTGTTTGATTAGGCTGAGATGATTTTTCTACTTGGAATATAGCATTAGACCATCCATTACGGGCTATACAAGTAACATCTACAACTAAATCTCCGGGTGTTAATGTCTGCCCAACGGGTATTAAGAAATCGTGGTTACCTGTAAACGGTCCATAGTTAGTACCTGAGCCATCAGCATAGAAGTCGTATCCATTACCTGCTCCAATTAATCCTGCAGTACCAATATTATTGTTTATACCTCTAATACCATGAGCACCAGTTGCATTTCCGCCAGCAACAACACCCATCATTCCTACTTGAGTATTCCAAGTAACACCATAAACAGCATTACTACCTGCTGAACCTGAATTATCAAATAAACTAATACCACCAAATAAATTATCACAACTAACTACACCACCAGCAGTTACAGCAAAAGCATATCCACCAATAGAATTACCACTTCCTAATCCAATTGTCCCACCTAATAAATTTCCATTAATATTAAGAACAGAACCATTCCAATACATTGATTGAGTTGTAAATGTAACTGTTGAGGTTGTGCCTGTTAAATCTAAAGCAGAACCAGGATAAAATTGAGAAATTTGAAAAGTATCTGTGGTTACATTAATTACTGAATAAACTTTAGTTGTAGAAATATTAGTAATAGAACCTATGCTAGTAAAAACTAATTGAGAATAAAGAGCGTATCCATGACCCGCACATGTAATAGTATTTGTAATTACATCTGCTGTACCGCTTTTAATTGATCCAATAGAAAATTTATATGCACTAGTACCAGTAGTATTGTATCCAAGAAAATAACCTGTGCCTGTATTATAGTCTGTTTGTCCACCAATAATCTTTCCTGCAGTACTCATAGTTAGAGTATCTTGAACAGTTAAAGCACCAGTGTTAACCGTAATAGCTGACAAATTACCAACTTTTAAACTACTAATATAAGGTGTTGACCACACTGTATTGTTAGTATTAGGATCAAAAATACCATCTGTTTGATATAATGAATTTGTACTTGCTGTATTAGGGTCTGTGTCATACCAAAGGAATGAAGAAGATAAACCCCAAGATCCTGCTGGCGGAAATGATGAATTACCTGTAGTAGTTACAAAACCTGCTACAGGTTGTGGATTGTTAGCAATCCTTGAGTAAGAAATCCTAGAAGATGATCCAGCAGAATTACCAAAGTTAATTACAGAAGCAACAGTAGCGTTCCAAGTAATAACAGTAGTTGATGTTGTAAGAGAATCATTATATATTGTTGAACAAACATACAAGTTTTGTCCAGCTATCGGAGCTGGTGCAATACGAGACCAACCATTTAAAGTAGCAGGATTAGTAAAAGAACCTGTTGACCAAGTATAAGTCGATGTACCCACAGGAAATGTTGTTGGAGGCGTAAGTCCCCACTGGTATACTTCCATTACAGCACATCGAGTACCTGTTGTAGCTGCTTTTGTAGCAACAGCTGTCTTAGTATTCCAAGTAACAGAAGTAACAAGTGTTGTTGGTGTTGTATCAAAATCTGCGTATATCTGCCTACAAATCCATAAAGTATAACCAGCAGTTGGAGAACCCGGAGTTCTAGACCAACCATTAAGTGTTGGATCTGTAAACTCTCCTGTTGACCAAGTATAGTTTGATGTACCTGAAGGAAATAAAGTTGGTTGTGATAAAGACCAAATATACATATCAAGTATAGCTGTTCTATTACCTGAAAGACCTGAAGAATTATTGTTTCCTGAATAACTAATTGGGCTAATTAAAGCAGTTGTCCAATTAACGTTGCTAGTAGCTGTTGTAAAAGGTTCAGTTAACTCAACAGTTGCTTCATACAAAGTATAACCAACTGAAGGAGGCGAAGAAATAGTTGATGTCCAACCTCCACCTGCATTAGGTGTGTATAAATTTGTAGACCAAGTATAAACAGATGATCCTGAAATAGTAGGTATAGTTGCTTCCCAGCGATACGCCCTGACAGTAGCTGTTTTTATTCCATCAGCATATTCTGCTTCTCTTTTAGTTATCCCTGTAGAATAATCTACTGTGGTAGAAGTTACACCAGCAGTAGCAATTATCTGTTTAGTTACTACCCATAGCTTAACACCCGGAGTTCCTGGGTTAGCAGTTAAGGTTGTTGACCATCCATCAACACCCGTGTATCCAGAGTTAATTAACGAAGACCAAGTAAAAGTAGATGTGCCTGTTGGGTTATTAGGTATTGCTACAGTCGTCCATTGATATAAGTAAGCAGTAGCTGCTTTTTGTCCATCAGTTCCTGAAGAAGAAAAAATTAATTGTTGTATTGCCGAACCGGATTGAGTAACAACACCGTAAACATTTTTGTAGCGAACAGGTACAATTACAATTGCCGGACTATTTGGCATAGCCGTTGGTATTGGCCACTGTGCAATACCCGATACTAAAGCAGGACTACCAACTGTAATATTAGTATAAGAAATATCTGCATTACCTGTAGTACTTGAATTACCAATTCTCCATGAATTAGCTACAAATGATGCATCAGAATCAGATTGTGCAGTTACAAAAGGCACTGCCGCATTAGCAGCTGTTCCATATAAACTCATTACAACATTTGTAAAAGAAGGAACACCTCCAGTAGTAGGTACTTGTAATGAACCGGGAGAAAAATAAGTAGAGAAAGCGCTAGATAGGCTAGTACTTGAAGTAACCTGATCAAGGTCAATAGGTGTATTAGAATCTTGAAACCAACCAACACCCGGAGAAACAGTACTAATACTAAATTTAATTTGCCTACCACCAATAGTTTGGTAATACAAAAAGTAAGTAGTTCCAAAATTTTGAGCAGCTTTATACCAAGTATAGTCAGCAGGGTTTGTAGATTCAGTAAGCAATGAATCATTTAAAATGCCATAATAACTTTTGTTAGTTGGTAAATCAGAAAAACCACTACCAACATTATCGTTACCATACTTAACATGAATATATTGATAAGTATATACAATAGGATTACCATCACTAGGTACAATCATACCAGAGGCAGAAGCGCCTGTCTCTAAAGCTTGATTATGTAAATCAAACAAATAAGTATCAAGGTCTTCATTGCCTGTAATTGGTGGGCTTAACATTGATTATCTCCGATCAGCTGGTTTTGCATCAAACAAGAAAGTAGATAAACGCCAGTAATTGCTTGTTGTAATTCTATAATTAATTAAACGACCATTTACTCGGGGATCTACTTTATATCCTTGTGATTTTGTGTTGTTAGGTAAAAAAGTAAAAGTATCTTTTAAATCGGGATCATCAACTGCTAAGTTAGGTACTTCTGTATAATTGTTTTGCCCAGTAACTCTAATAGTAATACTAGCATCATTAGGTACTTTATCAAATATAGGAAATATACTAGATAACAAAACACTACCTGTAACATCCCCGCTATTAAAATAAATTCTTTCAATATAAGATGTATAAGAAACTAGTGCTGAACCATTCCACATTAAATAGTTGCTATCTGTAACTAAAGTTTGATTATTATTAGTACACATATAAATTACTTCTGTGCTATAGTCAAATGTGTTAGATACGTTTGCTGGTCCATTAAAAGCATAAGACACTGAAGGTAAAGTTCTTTTTGTCCATGTATTATTATTATAATTAAAGATCAAAGCTTCATTACAAAATGTTGAATTACCTTTAGGGTAGTTAATCCAAATCTCTTTATTAAAAGGATTTTTAACTACGTGTACTTTATCAACAGCATTTCTGTTTAAATTACTAAATAAATATTTTTTGACACGGTATGTGCCTACTGATTCAATAGCACCAGAGCCATTATGTGTGTATATATCGTTTCGATCAAGAACAAAGTGATTACCATCAAATTCTACTACACAATCTGTGTTAAGAATACCATAAGACTTTGAATAAAATGATACCCTTGTTTGTGCTCCAATAGTAAGTAAACTAATACTATCCGAAGAATACACAAACATGTTTCCTCTAAGTTCAGCCATATCTAATACGGGTGAAGTAGTACTTAATTCAAATTCATCTGCTGTATCTGTTGTTAATCCGGGTTGCCAAATGTTTGGTATATTACCTGTAGCTGCTTGTACTGATACACGAATAGTTCCTGGGGCATAAGTTACAATACCATCTTGTGTTAATGTAAGGTTAGCCGCAACTAAAGAGTAATTTAAAGCTCGTATTACCTTAGCAGTAACAGTAAGACCTGTAATATAATTCCAATTAGGAAGTGGTTGAAAAGTACTACCAGCAGAAGCACTTCCAAACAAACAATACAATGGTGTTGTTTGACCATTGTTCATTACAATAGCATATCCACCATTAAACTTTGTTGCTTGCCAATCACTATTATCGTATACTGCATCTACACTATTCAACATAAAAGAAGAATTACCTGCAGAATCAACCCTAACAATTTTGCCATCATTAGCAAAAATATTGTAGCTTTGGTCAGGTCGTCTCCAGTGAATTCCAAATTCAGGTGCAATAGATACGGTTCTTGATGTTGTTTCACCTGTAATTGTTTGTACAGCTTCATCATCGAAGCGAACGTTTAATACATCTGTAAATGTATTTGGTGGTAGAATCATAGGTGGTACATCAGTATTTAAACCGCCTCTACCTAGTTTTTCAACTGGAGTTGCCATGAGATATCCTTTTTATTACTATTAGGTACCAAGTAAAGCACATTCAGCTTTTCGTCTTTTGTCAAGACCAGCTAGTACTTTTCCCCCACCTTTGTTCCATTTCATTAGTTCTGTCTTGGCGGCTTCCCAGTCTTGCTCATTAATCTTACGTCTTAATGTACTTGTCTGTAACCTACCTACGCCTAAATTGTAACAGAAGTCAACAATGGCATTTAATTTCTTTTCATCTGTGGCTAGCACAGGACAATACTTAAGTGTTCCGGGTAAATAAGTATGGTGTAATTCTCTGAGGAGTAATTCGTAAGCTTCAGGTTCACTCATAGGAGGATCCTGAAGTGTTACTTTCCTGCCATCAGCATAGTATGTACTGCCGTAACCAATAGTAGCTACATTAGCAGGACATAAGTAGGGCTTAGCTCTGAAGCCCTCAAAATGTTTACATAAGTCTGCGGCTAATGTTAAGTTCATAGTCCACGTTTAGAGAGTGTACGATCAAGGAACCAATAGTTAAGAGTACCAGAGACAAGAGCCGCAAAGTCTGCTGACATCATTACTTTGAATACTTCCACTGGAGGCATACCGCTAACCCATGAGTTGTAAGCCAACCAAATATGAACAAAAGACCATAGGGCTAAAATCCAGTATGTTACTACAGGTCGTACTGAGGCAGACAACGAAGCTACCCATCCACCAGCAGACTTAACCATCTCAGCTTGTTGTTCAATAGCTGACTGGAAAGCACCCATAACACCAACATCAATAGCGGCTTCACGTTGAGCACCAATCTCAGCTAACTTTTGTTGACCACGTTGAGCTTCTAGTTCACATTGAAACTTAAACATGTTAAGTTCATGACTACGTTCATTCTTTTTATCTAACCACTTGAGTACTTCAGGGGCTAGTCTAAAGATACCACCGAATAGTGATCCTAGAATACCACCACTTAAAATATCTAACATATATTATAATCCTATTTTACTTAACAATAAAGCAACAATCTTATTAGAAAGATCGTCAGGGAGAAATTTAAGGAATCCTAAAAAGTACAAAGCTACACAACCATAAACAAATATTTTTAAGGCTAAGTCAAATGTCTTTTGGTATTCGTTCATCTACCACACCTTCGAGTTGTTTGACAAAAGTCAATTAGCTCATTAACACCAACAAAGAATAAGAACAAAATAAAAAATGAGCCACCTATAATCATGGCTAGTTCATTCATCTCTTGTTCTTTTTCTTTAGCTTTTTTATCAGCAGCCTTAAGAGCACTCATTTCTCTGGCATCAGCTAAATCCATCTCAGCTTGTCTAGCTTTAATTTTATTCCATACATCAATCTTACCTGTTTGCATAAAGAGCATCTTAAGTTCTTCTTCAAAAACTTTAGCCTGATCTAATGCCATTTCAATTTGTAATGCAGTTCCCATGTTGGAACCCTTACCAGACTGTTTAGCTTGAAGCATAGCTTTTGTAGCTACACTCTTGGCATCAAACATCTTACCAATCATAGGAGCAAGAGAGCCTAGGTCATTAGCTACTTTACTAGCCTTCTTAACCATGTTAATTGCTGACTGTATACCCGCTAGGGCTGTTAGAGGATCAATCATTTCTTATCTTTCCTTTTCCATTCTAAACAAACAATTTTTCGATTGTATACGTCACCTGACCAAGACCATCTAATACATCTGTATTCTTCTTTAATAGGTAGATTAAGTGCTATAATAAGACTAATAGCAGATATAAACATTACTTATTTAGTTTGTTATCTAATGCTAACCAAATAGCACCAAAGAAAGCACCCACGATAATAATTGGTTTAACTGCTCTTGCAATCCATTCAAGAATTATAAATGCACCTTGAGCTGCATTAAAAGCTTTAACTACTTCTTCAGTATTCTTATCTAGTTTGTCTACTTTGATTTCTACTGCAAGAAGTCGTTCGTAGATTTGGGTATGAGTTACTTCTTCATTCATTTAAAGTCCTTAAGGTTCTGTTGGCCATATTACGCTCCAAGGAAAGTTTGTTTGCGTAGTTACATCACGTAGAGCCTGACGATAAATAGCCCATTCTGCTTTTTGAATGTTGCTCAAAGGTGAGTCATCTACTTGAGTCCAGTCAGTACTTTTTAAAAGTTCGTTTCTTTGTTTCCTAACTGTTGAGGTTTGACCCGCTAGTTTTTGTGCAATATCTTCAGCACTTAAACTTACAACTGACCATTGTTGTTCCCAACGATTTCGTTCAGAACTGTAAACAGGAGTACCTTCTACAACAGTTTCAGTCATTGCATCGTAATCAGGCTGACCAGTAACAATAACCCTAACCACATTAAATTCAGCTAATAAATCATTAGAAAGCTCAAATGGGAAGCTAACGTTTTTATTACTATTTCTTAATTGTGATGTGGTGTAAGGATATCTGACAATATTGTCATTATCAATTTTTGCATACATATTTATTCCTTTATAAAG